GCACAGTTGATGGAGACGATCTTCGGCAAGATTTGTAGTCGTACAGGAACCTTGGGTGACGGCACACCCTACAACCATCTCAAGGTGGATGCGCTGCGCAAGCACATGACGACACTTGGTATGCATCCGTACGGCAATGAGATTCTCTATAACGGACAGACGGGCGAGATGATTGAAGCAGAAATCTTTATGGGTCCCACCTTCTATCAGCGACTCAAGCATATGGTCATTGATAAGCGGCATTCGAGGAGTCGCGGACCCATTGTATCGTTAACGCGTCAACCGTGCGAAGGACGGTCGAGGGATGGTGGTCTGCGTGTAGGTGAGATGGAGAGGGACTGCATGTTGTCGCACGGCATTTCCATGTTTACAAAGGAGCGTCTGATGGACGTGTCCGATCCGTTCTTGACGGGGTTCTGCAGGGAGTGCGGTACACTTGCCATCGTGAATCCAGTTGAAAAGATCTACTCGTGCGGATCCTGCGGGAACCGAACCGATTTCCTGCAAAAGACGATACCATACGCTATGAAATTATGGGTCCAGGAACTTGCCGCAATGCATATCACTGCTCGTGCGATTCTCGAGTGACTTACAAACAAATGAAGTTATGGATGCAATGGGGTACGAGACTGGGAAAATATACAAACTTCAATGTTCCGATGGAAAGTACTACTTCGGATCCACTATCAGACCATTATCGTCTAGATTAGCATCTCACAAATATGCATCCAAAAATACAGAAACAAATCACATGTATAACCATATCAAGACGGTTGGGTGGGATAACGTAACGATCATTCTTATTGAATCTTTTCCATGTGAAACAAAACAACAACTATTGCAGAGAGAGTTATGGTTTATCAGCGAACATAAGAACAACAACCTATGTTTGAACACTCGGAATCCTCTAACAGACAATACTCCAGAAACTAGACAACAGCATAAGGACAAGTGTAAAGAATATTACGCGCAGCATCGCGATGAAATGCTGCAGAAGCGACGAGAGTACCACACTGAAAACCGAGAAAAAAGAACAGAGTACAATATCGAATACAGGCAACAACACTCCGACAAACTCAAGGAGTACTATAAACAATACGCGATCGATAACCGTGAAAGACGTAATCGGTTAGCTAGAGAGCGACGGGAGGCAATCCATACCTACTCCAATGGGAGGTGATCGTCGTACTCGACGCGCCGGAAATACGAGACACACACACAAATGAAGATAGATGCGACGATCGTTGCAATGGCAATCGCAAGTGCAGAATCCTCATCCATTTGCGTTTTTTTCACCCGTAATGTGTAAATATGCCTCAAGAAGTCGCTGAAAGTTACAATGCACCCGTGTTGGCCGGAGGCGCGCGCAAGTACACTGCAAAGGCGCTCAAGCGCGTCTTGAAGTCTCACGGACTCAAGACCAGCGGACGCAAGTCGACACTGCGCGCCCGTGCCAAGAGGGCGCACCTGCTCTCTAAAGTCTAAACAGAAGATTGAAAGAAAGGTCAAATGTCACTCACACTTATTATGGGACCCATGTTTGCCGGCAAGACATCGCACATCTTGTCCATTGTACGGCGCTACGCATCCATTGGAAAGCAAGCTCTTGTTGTAAACCATGCACTGGATACGCGGTACCTGAATGCAAATGAGATCGTAACTCATTCAGGTGAACGGATTCCATGTCTAACGACCAATACGCTAAATACACTCACAGACGAGTTCTTGCATCCATTTGATGTTATCGTGGTCGACGAGGCGCAGTTCTTTACAGGACTTGTTACGCTGGTCGAGTTTGTTGTGGACACTCTTGGAAAGAAACTTGTTCTCGTTGGACTCAATGGCGATTCGAATCGAGCATTGTTTGGAGAATTGACACTCTGCATCCCTCTTGCGGATTCCGTCACTCTCTTGTCTGCACTGTGCGTAGATTGCAACGACGGCACGCATGCACCCTTTACACGCCGTAAATGTGACTCAGACCAACAAATTGTCGTGGGAGGACCTGCAGTCTACGAACCGGTGTGTCGCAGGTGTTATCATCGACAGAATCAGTAGCGTCTGCGACTCTGCGTGCGTCTACGAGCACGCCGACTGCGTCTACGCCGACCACCCGCCGCCGCGGCCGCCGGAGGGTTCATCAGTACAAAACTACGCTCGGGATACGTATCGTGCTCCATCTGCATCATTAACTCTGAATCCCCGCGAGGTACCGCCATTATGGTTACATACCGTCTATCAGGAGTAATATTAACGACCTTGAACATCTGATCTACCTTTGGAAACCCCTTTGTAGTCGGATCCTTGAGGACTTTATACAGTTTAGATGACCGGAGTTCATCGAAAGGAACCTCCAAGTGAACGTCGTCCATTTACATCTTACAGACGAAAATCGTCAGGGTTGAGTGCACATTGTTCGATAATGTTCGGTTTGTTTGTACTCCCCGCAATTGTCTGTTCATCAGGCGACTCAATTGCAATCGGAAAGATAAGTGTGTCTCGTCTGCATCCGTTTGCCGGATCGAACAAGACCCAGTCCGTCACAAAGTGATTCGTATACGGAAGCGACAAGTCATCCTCTCGAAACATGTTCACGAGAAACGCCGCATATGCACGCGTCACCATATAGCATTGTGCGCCCCATGGATTGGAGACACCGACATTCCTGATAATCAATTCGGTACCCACCCATGTCCGTTCACCCAAGGGGATGTTCACATATCCAAGTGAAAGGACATCTGTCTCTCCACTCATCATATGCGGGACCATTGCGTCCACGATCCGCACAAAATCACGATGGAATCGCACATCGTCTTCAATGATAATTCCAAGCGGATCCCCGTCGGCAACAAACTGCTCGAGCGCACGCAAGTGTCCGATGGTTGCCGCACATCCAGTGGGGTAACTCGTACCCCTCTCAAAACATGCCTTGCCCCGACGCACCACCTCCTCCGAATCGGCAAGTGGACTTGCAACAAGGACCATGTCGAGGTGTAACGAGGATGCGGCAGCATATAACCGGTCGGCGCGACCCTTGTCGCAGTTCACGGCATAGATGCGCATTTTCTTTGAAAGTCGTCGTCTCTGAAAATGAAGAAGTTCCGGCATTTTTTTTTATCCACTCATACTAAACAACATGGGTGGTGGTCTCTTACAGCTTGTCTCGTATGGCGCGCAGGATATCTACATCTCGGGCAACCCGCAAATCACTTTCTGGAAGGTGCTGTTCAAGCGCCACACGAACTTTGCCATGGAGTCCATTGAGGTCACCTTCAACGGACAGGCGGACTTTAACAAGCGTGTGACTGCGATCATCAACCGCAATGCCGACTTGATGTACCGCACGTATGTGCAGGTGGTTCTCCCGACGGTCGACCTCAGCACGGGCAACAACACGACCATCCAGCGCTTCCGTTGGTTGAACTACATCGGTCACCGTCTGATCAAGGTGGTGGAGCTCGAGGTGGGCGGTCAGCGCATCGACCGCCAGTACGGCGACTGGATGCAGATCTGGACGCAGCTCTCGCAGGACACGGGCACGGTCAAGGGTCTGGATGACATGATCGGCAACACGCACGACCTGGTGCTCATGAAGGACCGCAGGGGTTATGCGCTGGACACCTCGTGCGCCGGCGCCGAGCTGACGAACACGTGCGCGCCCCGTGCCGGCACGCCCGCCAAGACGCTGTACATCCCGCTGCAGTTCTGGTTCTGCCGCAACCCGGGTCTGGCGATCCCGCTCATCGCGCTCCAGTACCACGAGGTGCGCATCAATGTGGAGTTCGAGCAGTGGGTCAACTGCGTGTACTACGAGGGCACGGCGACCACGGCGGTGCAGTCGCTCACTGCCGCGTCGCTGTACATTGACTATGTCTACCTGGACACGGAGGAGCGCCGCCGCTTTGCCCAGCAGTCGCACGAGTACCTCATCGAGCAGCTGCAGTTCACGGGTGCCGAGTCGATCACGAGCTCGAGCAACAAGATCCAGCTCAACTTTAACCACCCGGTGAAGGAGCTCGTGTGGGTGTGCCAGCGCGACTCGTTCGTCGACTGCTCGAACCCGGGCAACCAGACGTCCTTCATCCGCGAGGTCAACGGTTGCCAACCGTTCAACTACTCCGACGACTTCTCGACGGAGGGCGTGATCATGGACGTGCTCGCCCGCGGTTCGCTGGGCGGTGGCGCCGCGGGTACCATGGTGCCGACGACGGCGGATGGTCCCTCGGGTCCCTACCTCCCGGGTCTGGGTATTGCCAACGGTCCCTCGCTGGCGGGTTCGTCCTGGTTGGACGGCACGGGCGACGTCAACGACCAGGCGGCGCTCTTCGAGGACACGACGAACTACCTCCTCGCGAAGGTGGTGCTCGAGTCCGGTGTGCGCTGCACGGGCAAGAACCCGGTGGAGGTTGGCAAGCTGCAGCTCAACGGACAGGACCGCTTCACGGAGCGTGAGGGTCGCTACTTCAGCGTGGTGCAACCGTACCAGCACCACACGCGCACGCCGGCGCCGGGCATCAACGTGTACTCGTTTGCCCTGAAGCCCGAGGAGCACCAACCGAGCGGTTCGTGCAACTTCTCGCGTATCGACAAGGCGACGCTGCAGCTCACGGTGTCCGTCAACACGGTGCGCGGTGGACGCACGGCGCAGGTTCGCGTCTACGCCGTCAACTACAACGTGCTGCGCGTGATGTCCGGCATGGGCGGTCTTGCGTACAGCAACTAAGCGTAAGTATGTACTTTCAAAACTCAACACAAAACCATAAATGCGTCTGGGAGTCCAGCAGCATTTGTGGTTTGAGGATGCGAGACTTTATGCAAGTGTGATGTTCTTGAGAAGAATGTCACCTTCACGACCGTTACCGTAATCGTGGACGACAGTCCAGTCCTTGCCAAACACATTAAGAAGTTGCGTGCGATTCAGTTGTCCCTCGTACAGATCCGTTGCATACTCCGTGTAGACAAACCGAGTACGCTTCAAGGTCTCGGTTGCGCCTCCAAAGACAAGGTCCTCCGCACCCTGCACATCTGCCCAGATGAAATCAATTGTCGTATCCTTGAGAGGCGCAAAGTCGTCGAGACGAACGCACTGGACAACTGCAGTCTCTTCGAACTTGATAACTGGATGAACTGTAAGATGACCGGTCGGCGCCTTGAGAGAAGACGACGATGAGTACGGATTGTCACGGTGCATCTGGTCAGGGTGTCCGGATACATGTCCAGACGAAAGGTGGAACGTCCGCTGTCCATTGGAATTCGAAAGCGCAAGAGGGTGCAACTCACACAGCGTGTCACGCCCAAGACTGCGAATCAGTGCAAGGTTGCGCGGGTCCGGTTCAAATGCAACAATGCGGGCATTCGGATGCGATGCACGGAAGATGACCGTGTCCTCTGCAAAGTGTGCACCGATTTCCACGAGGGTCTTGATATCCAACTTCCGGATGAATGCGTGTATTTCCATTTCTATACATACTGATCTAGTCTATAAATCAATGTTTCCGGCAGCGTTTATACGTCTACACTTTACTGTGTCGAAATAGTATACTATGTTCAGAGGGCAGGCGCAACAGGACAGGTTTGTGACGACGATTATGAAGCAGAAGCAGAATGGATTTTTCGTCGAGATTGGGTCTAACCATCCGATCGATATTAACAACTCATAACTGCTCGAAAAGACATACAACTGGAAGGGTATCATGATTGAGTATGAGTCCAAGTATCTACCCAGTTATAA